TGTTGACAGTGGTGGAAACTTAAGAGTTAAGAAAGAAATTCTTTGTGCCATGTCTGGTATCACAACAGGTAACACTCCATCTTATCCAAATATCGAACTTGCTAACTAATCTATGATATAATATGATTTTTAATGAATTGAATGAGGATAATTTCCTTATATTCGCAATTAAAAATTATGAAAATCCCCAGGCAGTAACTAAAGAGGACTTCGACCGAGATATTAATCACTTTAAGTATATAAAGAGATTATTGAAACGGTATAAAAATACTGGAGTCCTTAAAACTCATTTACTGTTAAATCATTTCATAATTTTATATAACATTTTTGGAGAGGCCACTACTCCAATGCTTTTCTATAAGATTGATAGGGATCTATGGTCTGCGATGAAAACGTTTATTCTGTTTCTGAACAGACTACCTGAGTATCCAAAGTGCTATATTCATGATATTCAAGTTGATTTAGATTGTTTAAAGGAACTCAATAAAATTTATGAACGAGAAGAAACTCAACAGGATAATTGATATCATTCGTGAGCAGGCGGTGGCAGCACCTCCTACCAACAATGTTGGTGGTGGGAAAATTGCTGGTACGGTGGAGGCAGGAGATGATCCTCCGGTAAGAAAGAAGAAGAAATATATCTATCAAAAGGGTCTAAGGAAGATGTGGAGACCTAAAGATGGCTGAGCAAGTCAGGGTCGCAGTTCTAGAGGAAAAACTTCAAAACTTTGAAACATTAGTTTCAAGGTTAGACTCTGCAATCGAAAAACTTGCTGAGGTAAATAACAATGTGTCGCGCATGTTAGCGGTTCATGAGGAAAGAATATCGAAGCAAGAAGAAATCGACTCAGTGTTGTTTGATAAGATCGACAAACTCCGTGATAAAATGGACAGCGATCATGACAACACTACTAAACGATTATCATTATTGGAACGGAAACTTTGGATTGGTATCGGAGCACTGGGAGCAGTATTAGTGTTCACTAATCCTCAAGCAATCAAAACGTTAAAACCCTTGTTAAGCGGGGCAGAAAGTGCTATAGTAGCACCAGTGGTTGCCTCTGTGAATGAATCACGTTGATTCAAAATTTATTGGGCTTTTATCTTCTCGACTGGAAAAGTTTAAGCGAATAAAGTCCAATCTCTATAATTTCAGGTGCCCTATCTGTGGGGATTCTAAAAAGAATAAATCCAAGACAAGGGGATATTTGTATGCAATGAAAGCAGATGTGAACTTTAAGTGTCACAACTGCGGTGCTTCAATGACTTTTAGTAATTTTTTGAAGCAACTTGATCCTGCTCTTCATAAGCAGTACATATTTGAAAGATTCAAAACGAATAGTAGTGGTAGGGGAACAGTAATAGAAGAACCTATCTTTAAGTTTGAGGCACCAAAGTTTAAGACAAAGATCAAACTACCTAAGGCATCAGATCATCCCAGGCCTGCAGGGTATCTTGCAGCAAGAAAATTAGATGCAGAAAACTTCTACTATGCTGAAGAATTTAAAAAATTTGTAAATAGTCTTAAACCAACTTTTGATAGCACAAAGTATGATGAGGAAAGAATTGTCATTCCTCTTTATTATGAAAAAAACTTGATTGGATTGCAGGGGAGAGCGATAGATCCTAACCCTGTTAAATACTTAACCGTAATGTTTAATGATGATGCACCAAAAATCTACGGACTGGATAACATCAGAAGAGATGCTCCAGTCTACGTTACAGAAGGGCCATTCGACAGCGCGTTCATTCGCAATGCGATTGCTATGTGTGGAGCTGACGCTGATGTGCGCCGTTGGGGGATTAGCGATCCTGTTTGGATTTATGATAACGAACCCCGGAACAGAGAAATCACCAACCGATTATCCAAAACAATCGATTCTGGTGACAAAGTAGTCATCTGGCCTGAGAGCATAGATGATAAAGATATAAATGACATGGTGATGTCTGGACTGGACGTTCAGTCCGTGATAGAATCAAATACATACTCTGGTTTAGAAGCAAAACTTAAATTTACCACCTGGAAGAAAATATGAGCAACGGCACTAAAGTTAAAAAAAGGGATGGAAGAATTGAACCCCTTGACCTAGATAAGATGCATGTCATGGTCGAAGAAGCATGTACTAATCTTGCAGGTGTATCAGCCTCTCAGGTTGAAATGAAGTCTGGGATTCAGTTTTATGATGGCATCACCACTGGAGAGATTCAAGAAATCTTGATTAAGGCTGCTTCTGATCTTATTGATCTTGATCATCCTAACTATCAGTTTGTTGCAGCAAGACTTCTTCTATTTTCCATTCGCAAAAGTCTTTATGGAAAGATGAGAGAACTTCCTCATCTAGAAAATCATATTATGAACTGCACGAACAGTGATGTTTATGATAAAGAAATTTTCCTCAAGTATTCAAAGGAAGAAATTGATAAGGCAAACGGATATATTGATCATCAGCGAGACTTTTTGTTTACCTATGCAGGTTTGCGTCAAGTTGCGGATAAATACCTAGTGCAAGATAGAAGCACTGGCGGAGTTTATGAAACTCCACAGTTCATGTATATGATGATTGCTCTGACTATCTTCCAAGAATACCCTAAAGACACTAGGATGTCTTTCGTCAAGAGGTACTATGACGCAATCTCAAAACACAGACTCAACATTCCCACACCTATCATGGGAGGAGTTAGAACTCCAATTCGACAATTTGCTAGCTGTGTTCTTGTTGATATTGATGACACCCTCGATAGTATCTTTAGCTCTGATATGGCAATTGGCAAATACGTTGCACAAAGGGCGGGCATCGGTATCAACGCAGGCAGAATCCGTGGCATCAACAGTAAGATCAGAGGCGGAGAAGTTCAACACACAGGCGTTGTCCCATTTCTCAAAAAGTTTGAAGCAACTGTCCGATGCTGCACTCAAAATGGCATCAGAGGTGGAAGCGCGACAGTCCACTTCCCAATCTGGCACCAAGAAATAGAAGATATTCTTGTTCTCAAGAATAACAAAGGCACAGAAGACAACAGGGTACGTAAACTTGACTACTCTATCCAAATTTCAAAACTTTTCTACGAACGTTTCATTCAGAATGAAGAGATTAGCCTCTTCTCACCGCATGACGTACCAGGTCTCTATGATGCTTTTGGTACTGATTCATTTGACGCTTGCTATGTGGGTTATGAATCAGATCAGTCTATTCCAAGAAAGACTATCGGAGCGCAGGAACTTATTCTGGCACTTCTAAAAGAACGTGCTGAGACTGGTCGTATTTACATTATGAATATCGATCACTGCAACTCACACTCCTCCTTCAAGGACAAGGTTGAGATGAGTAACTTGTGTCAGGAAATCACCCTGCCTACATATCCTATTCAGCACATTGATGATCACTTGGGTGAGATTGCTCTGTGCATTCTGTCTGCTGTTAATGTAGGTAAGATTAAGTCTGATGAGGAGCTAGAAGATCTCTGTGATCTTTCTGTTCGTGCATTGGATGAATTGATTGATTATCAAGAGTATCCAGTCAAGGCAGCAGAGATCGCTACAAAGGCACGTAGATCGCTTGGAATCGGGTTTATTGGTCTTGCTCACTATCTTGCTAAACTTGGTTATAATTATGGATCTCAGGAGGCATGGGATGCTGTTCATGGACTCTCAGAATCTTTCCAATTCTATCTCTTGAAAGCATCTAACCAACTTGCTAAGGAGAAAGGACACTGTGAATACTTTGGTAGAACAAAGTATGCTGATGGAATCCTTCCGATTGATACATACAAGAAGGATGTAGATGAAATTTCTAATCAGGAGTTAGCACATGATTGGGAGGCTCTTAGAAACTCTATCAACGAAACAGGTTTACGGCACAGCACGTTGTCCGCACAGATGCCTTCGGAGAGCAGTTCCGTTGTGTCAAATGCCACAAACGGAATTGAACCGCCTAGAGACTACCTGTCCATTAAAAAATCAAAGAAGGGACCTCTTAAGCAGGTTGTTCCAGGATACTCTTATCTGAAGAACAATTATACTCTTCTTTGGGATATGGAAGACAACACTGGATACATCAATGTTGTTGCTGTGATGCAGAAGTTCTTTGACCAGGCAATTTCTGGCAACTGGAGTTATAATCCAGAGAACTATGATAATAATGAAGTCCCAGTGTCCGTCATGGCACAAGACTTTTTGACTACATATAAGTACGGTTGGAAGACCAGTTATTATCAAAATACTCACGATATGAAGAGTGATGAGGTGATTGATGTTTCAGAGAAATCAAACACCGAGTTAGAGAATCTTTTAGATACATTAGAACAAGCCGAGGAGGGAGAGTGTGAATCCTGTGCAGTTTAAAGTTTCATCAGTAGAGGATACAAAGGCATCATCCATAACAGGGATGACTGTCTTTAATACAGAACAAGTTAATACTAAAAAGCAGCCGATGTTCTTCGGCAAACCTCTGGGAGTTCAGAGGTATGATTCTTACAAGTATCCAATCTTTGATAAACTAACTACTCAACAACTTGGATACTTCTGGAGACCAGAAGAAGTTTCATTGCAGAAAGACCGTGGGGATTATCAAACACTTCGTCCAGAACAAAAGCATATCTATACCTCTAACCTCAAATACCAGATTATGCTTGACTCCATTCAAGGGCGTGGTCCTGGGATGGCTTTTATTCCTTACTGCAGCCTACCTGAAC